CTCTGCCGCCCTTTTTAAAGTGAATTTTGTGATGCGGTGAATGCGGCTGAGCGCACGCGGAACAGTTAAAACCAAAAACAGTGTTATGGGTGGATTCTCTGTATCCGGCGTTAATTGTTAACTGGTTAACGTCACCTGGAGGCACCAGGCACCGCATCACAAAATTCATTGTTGAGGACGCGATAATGGAAACGTTATTACCAAACGTTAATACGTCTGAAGGTTGTTTTGAAATTGGTGTCACTATCAGTAATCCTGTATTTACTGAAGATGCCATTAACAAAAGAAAACACGAACGGGAGTTATTAAATAAAGTATGCATTGTTTCAATGCTGGCCCGTTTACGTCTGATGCCAAAAGGATGTGCACAATGAATCCAGTATTTGCACTTATTCTGACGGTTTTTCTTGTTTCCGGAGAGCCAGTTGATATTGCAGTCAGTGTTCACAGAACAATGCAGGAATGTATGGCAGCAGCAACCGAACAGAAAATTCCAGGCAACTGTTATCCGGTCGATAAAGTTATTCACCAGGATAATAACGAAATCCCGGCAGGATTTTAAAACAGCACCGTAATAAATATCCAGTTTCATTCTTATATGTCAGCAATGGCAGAGATTTGTTCACCCTTAAATCTGTGATGAGGTTTACCAATAATGAGCACTGATAAAGAAGAATTTGCACTATATTGCGAAGCAAAAAATGACAAAGTAAGAAAACGCCTAGGAATTAAAGGTGGTTTTTACTGGACTACAGCAAAAAAATTATCTGTTGCAATCTCCCGCTGCATTACCGCAATGGATGACAACGATTATGATGAAGACGACTTTAAAAAACCCGTCCGCGTCAATTTGCCCGTTGTTGACGACCTTCCGCCAGAAGGCGTGTTTGATACTGAATTCTGCAACCGCTATGAAAAAGGCGGGAAAGATGGCATCACAATGACATTTATCGGCCCTTCCCCCTCTGTTCAGGACAAACCAGCCAGCACTGACAATACCAACATCAACGGCGAAGACATGACTGAGATTGAGGAGAGCATGCTTCTGCCTGTCTCCGGTCAGGAACTGCCCATTCGTTGGCTTGCTCAACACGGCAGCGAAAAATCAGTAACGCACGTTTCACGCGACGAACTCCAGGCATTACACATTGCACGGGCTGAAGAACTACCGGCTGTTACTGCCCTGGCTATTTCGCATAAAACCAGTCTGCTCGACTCGCTGGAGATTCGCGACCTCCACAAACTGGTTCGTGACACTGACAAAGTTTTCCCTAATCCTGGTAATTCAGACCTGGGACTAATAACTGCTTTTTTCGAAGCATACCTGGACACTGACTACACTGATCGGGGTCTGCTGACAAAAGAGTGGATGAAAGGAAATCGTGTTTCACGCATCACCCGCACGGCTTCCGGTGCTAATGCTGGCGGTGGGAACAAAACCGATCGCAATCCGAATTTAGTACACACCCTCGACACACTGGATGTGGAGATTGCAGCAGCCACACTTCCGATGGATTTTAATATTTATGAAATTCCGGGCAGCGTTTATCGTCGCGCAAAAGAAGTAGTCCTGAACAAAGAAAGTCCGTTCAAAGAATGGTCCGCAGCACTTCGTGCAACCCCGGGTATTCTGGACTATTCCCGCGCCGCTATTTTTGCACTTATCCGAAGCGCACACCCTGAATTTTATCACTACCCGGGACGCCTTCAGGGGTATATCAACGCCTATTTGACGGAAACTGATCACGAGAACCCCAGCAAGGAAACTCTCACAGCTGCCCGGCATACGCCGGAAAAAGATATCCTGGAAGAAATTAACCGCGAGGTGGTTACTGAGCGTGAAACAGAAGAAGAAAAACCACAACCATCTGACGCAATGGCAGGTGAACAGGCAACAACTGAAACAATGGAACCGGATACAACTGAACATGGCCAGAACGCGCAGTCGCTGGATGCTCAGTCGCAAGTGAGTTCCGCTAACCAAGTAAAAGTCACCGCTGACGAAGTAAACAAAATTATGCAGGCAGCCAATATCAGCCAGCCTGACGCCGATAAGTTACTTGCTGTATCGCGTGGTGAATTTGTTGAGGGGATTAGCGACCCTAATGATCCGAAATGGGTCAAGGGGATCCAGACTCGCGATTCTGTGAACCAGAACCAGCATGAATCGGAACGGAACGACCAAAAAGCGGAACAAAACAGCCCAAATGCGTTACAAAACGAGCCAGAAACGAAACAATCCGAACCAGTAGCGCAACAGGAACCGGAAAAAGTCTGCACCGCCTGCGGTCAGAGCGGTGGCGGCAACTGCCCTGATTGTGGCGCGGTGATGGGCGACGCAACATACCAGGAAACATTCGATGAAGAGAATCAGGTTGAAGTTCAGGAAAATGATCCGGAGGAAATGGAAGGCGCTGAACATCCACACAAGGAGAACCCTGGCGGCAATCAGCATCACGCCAGCGATAATAAAACTGGCGAGGCGACAGATCCCTTAATTAAGGTGAATGGTCATCATAAGCTCACATCCACCAGCAGAGCGGGGATTCATCTGATGATCGACCTTGAA